GGCGTCGCCATAGCTGAGGCCGCCGAACTGATCGGTCCTGACGGTCAACAGGTAATCGATCATCGTCACCTCGCCGCCGAGGATGATCTCGCTGTTTTGATCGAGGATCCCCACGCCAGAAACGGCCCCGGCAGTCACAGGGACGCCGAAGCCGTCAAGGTCGAGGAAGACGCTGAGATCCTCGGTGAAGGCCATCAGCCGTACTTCTTCAGGCCGTAGCCGTTGACGGAGTAGGTGGTGGTGCCAGAGCTGGCGATGGTGCCCACGAACCGAATGTAACGGCGGAGGCCGTCCTTGTTCAGGGTGATCACCTGCTTACTGGCGGCCTGGGCCACCGCAGTAAAGCCGCCGCCGGTCACGTCCTCGAAGTCACCTGAGGTCGTGGTGCTGCTGTGCTGGATCTTGCCGGTCATGGTGCCGGAAGCAGCAGCAGCGCCAGCATCCAGAATCACCTGAATGTCACCGTCGTAATCCTTCAGGTCCGCGATGTTGGTGGTCGCGCCGGTAAAGGTGCCGGTCTCAGAAGCGACCGGGTGAAGAGGGAAGTGCTGGAGCTTCTCCAGCGTCTGCTGATTGATGGCCATGATTCAGGTGCCAAGGGGGGAGGGTTTACGGATGCGTGGCTTTCTGGCCACTGCCTGAGGGGAAAGGCCTTGCGCCGCCTCAGCTTTGCCGCACGCCACCAGGTAGCGCGCGTCTCGGTCTGGAATGTCATGCACTTCACCGGGCAGCAGGGGCAGACCGGCGAAGGATGTGCGGCGCAAGATTTCAACCTTCATGGCGATCAGAGCGAGTCGTTGCCACGGCAGAATGACTCAGGATGACGCACTGCAACGTCAACGTCCTGGAGGGCCACGACGCGAACGCCGCCGCTGGTGTCCAGCGCATAGGGATTGACCTGCAGATCCAGGGCGCCCCACATGCCCATCAGCATCTGATTCCAGACGCCAAAGAACACATCGCCGGACGCGACCTGATTGGACCTGACCACGGGGTAACCGTTCACCGTGCCGCCAGGCTCAAGCACATACTCGGCCGTGCTGCTCGCCTTGACGGTTGTCTTGAATCCCCCGTAGATGGTGGAATTGGTGATGTACGACATAGCGCCAATGTCGGCGTTGTCGGCATTGATCTCCGTTTCCATCCCGACCAGCTCCGTGTAGGTCGGCTGGGCCGCCGCGAAGTCCTTGGTGTTGATGCCGGTCACCAGCTTCAGGCCCTGAGGCTGGCTGCTGGAGCCGGTGCCATAGAGAGCGGCGCGATCGATCTCCAGGGCGATCACCGTGGCAAGCTCGTTACGAACCATCTGCTCAACGTCGATGGACGACTGGAGCAGCAGGCGGCGGCTGAACTCGGTGTAGGCGCCGAGGGTCTTTGGCGTCAGGTTCACCTGATCAACGGTGGGGTTGCTCTCGGTGGGCGATCCCTTCTCAGCCACCCAGTAGGCAGTAGCGCCACCGGTCTGGCGAGGGATTGCGACCGGGCCGGTCAGGCCGGTGAGCATCTGCACGCCCAGGGTGTTGAGCGCCAGGCGATTGCGCAGCAGCTCGATGAAGCTGCCGGGGCGGGCATCGGTGAAGACCAGGTCGCCAGCGGCGCTGGCGGTGCCGACGGTCAGGTCACGCTGCAGCACCTCGTTAGGGATGAGGTAACCGCGAGCGCTGGTGCCCATCTTGCTCTCAACCGCAGCGCTCACCTCACGCTCGAACGCAGCAGCCTCGTAGGCGGCGCGATCGTTCGGGAAAGCCTGGGCGCGGATGGCGCGGATGAAGCTGTAGGAGCGGGTCTCCTTCTCGCTCAGGCCGATGTCGGCAGAGCCGGCGATGGGCTGAGCAGCAGGAGCAGCGGCCGGGGTGGCGGGCTGCTTGGCGGCGCGCTGCTTGATAGCGGCGAGCACGTCCTTCATGGCGTCGGCTTCGCTGGCGCCGCGCTCAATCAGGCCCTGGGCCAGATCGTCAGCGCCGTGCTCACGGCAAAGGCCGGTGATGCTGGCGACGCGGGAGCGCTCATCGGCCGTAGCCTGCGCCCGCACCGCCTCGATTTCGATGGTGGGTTCCATGGTGATGGGGTCGGGGGTGGAAGACGCGGCCGAGGCCGCAGGGAGTTGGGCGGCTCGGTTGAGGCCGACGCCCGGGTCCGCTGGGATGCTCACAAGGCTCACCTCCAGCGGCTGCCAGGAGGTGGCGACGATGCCCTCCTGATTGGCCTCGCGCAGCGGCACTGCATCGAGGATCTGATAACCGACGCTCACGTTGCGGAGGATCCCGTCACGCACGTCGGCCAGCTTCTCCTCAGCGAAGGCGCTGCGGCTGAAGCGAACGCGGGCCATGCCGCGCCGCTTTTCGCCATCGATCCAGCCGCGCTCGACGACGCCGATCACCTGGTCTGGGTTGTGGTTCCATAGCAGGGGGGCGCCGTCGTTGAGGCGGCCGAGGTCGATGGATCCGGCGTCGTGGCTCAGCACCTCCGAGCCGAACCACCGTTCAACCGGTGTTTCACTGGAGAAGCTGAACTCAAACGACCGTTGATCCGCCTCAGGCTCACCAGCCTGAGCCGCACGGGCCAGCGCCTCCGGATAGTCCAGGGACGCCAGCCTGCGCAGTGATTGGCTGTTGAGATCGCGAAGATCCACCGGATCCTTAGTGGCTGACAGTTTCAGCGTAGTGACGGCGCTCTGTCTCTCCTCAGCGGCCTTGATTCGTTCGGCTCGAACGGCCGACCACGACTGCCCTGGATCACCGCCCCATGCCGCCCAGGCCACCCGGCCCGGCGAGGGGTAGCCGTCCCCCCCAGGGCTAAAGCCTTCGCCCTGCTTGTCCACTTCATGCCGCGCGAACCAGGCCGCCATGGTGATCACCGTGCCTGGGTTCAGCTCATCGCCGGAGAGGATTTGGCTGGCGCGGGTCGCGGCGACGTCGGTGCCACCCTGGCGGCCCTCGTCCTTCCATGCGCGGTATCGCTCGGCCTCGGTGCGCATCGCCTCGGTGGGCATCAGGTCGATGTCCGTGCCGTTGACATTGGCCATCAGGCGCCATCCTCCTGGTCGTCGCCTGGCTCATCGCCTGGCTGCGCCGGATCCTCTACCTCGTCGCCATCTGGCTGGGCATCAATGAGGCCAGGCGCCTCGGAGCCGGCGGGACGAGCCTGCGTCACACCAGCAGCGGACACCTGGGCGGGGTTGGTATCGAACTGCAGCCCCAGCTTCTCGGCCCTGTCCACCTCGGCCGCACGGGCCACCAGCAGATCCTCCAGGTCGCCGCCGCCTTCGGCGACCACCTGGGCCTGCGTCTTGAAGCCGGCGCGGACGGCCTTGCTGTAAGCGTCCACCTCCTTCGTTGGATCCACCCAGGCCCAGCCGCGCGGGAACCACCGCACCGCCTCGAAGCGCTCTGGCGCCACGTCGTAGCCCGGCAGGCTGAGATCACCGGCGCCGACTGCAGCAGCCAGCCAACGATCGAAGACCGGTTGCAGCAGGTGTTCAATCACCCAGTCCTGCAGGCTGCGCCATTCCTCGCGTTCCTCCAGCAGGGACAGTCGGGAGCTGCTGTAGTTGGTCTGGCTGAAGTCGCGGCTGATGCTCTCGTAGCTGCAGCCAATCGAAGCCGACACAGCGCGCAGCATTGCCCGCAGGAACGGCTCGAATTGATTGCCGGGGCTATTGAGCTGCGGGATCTCGACGCTCTCGCCGGGGGCCAGGTACTTGAAGACGCCCGGCTCGAAGTTGCTCACCCGATCCGCGTCGTAGACCTCATCTCCCTGCAGCTCACCTTCCGGCGATTGGATGAAGCCCATCAGGCTGGAGGTGGCGCGGGCCCTGACCACCTCGGCCTCCTCATAGCCGGCGAGGTGATGCAGGCGCTTGATGGCGCTGGCCATCCAGGGGGTGCCGCGCGTCTGGCCGGGGCGCTCGCTGATGAACAGGTGAATCACCTGGTCGGCCGACACCTCACGCACCTCGTAGCCGACCGCTCCGGTCACGTCGCCAGGGTGGCGCGTGCGGAAGGCATAGCCGATCGGCCTGCCCCAGCGATTCACCTTCACACCCATGCGCCACTCGTTGCCCTCCTTGTCGGGCCCGCTGGTCTTGCCCTCGTCGCAGTAATCCGCCTCGATCAGCTCCAGGCCCAGCGGCACCCGGCTACGGCCGAACATCTCGGGCACGATGCGGATGAACACCTCCCCGGATTCGGCGACGCTGCGCACCGCCAGGCGCAGAATCTCCGGCAGGCTGAGCTTGCCAGCAACGTGGCAGCGATCGGCGCGACCCCATGTCTGCCAGGCCTGCTCGATGCGGCTATTCACGGCCTGATCCAGCCGGCCGCCGCCGCGCAGCATCGTCACACGGCCCTGCATGCGGATGCCGCGACCGATGACGTTGGCGCCGATGGCGCGCATCGCCTGCCGGGCATAGCTGCTGTCGCGGCAGAGCTGGCGGCTGCGGTTGCGCAGGCGGATCAGGCTGCCGTCGATCTCGGCATCGGCGCTGGTGCTGCTCGTCACCCAGTCGCTGGTCAGGCGCGAAACCATGGCGCCCTCATAGGCGCGCCGGCCGCGATGCGGGGCTGATTGATCCTTCGCAGCAGGGGCAAAGCCGCCGCCGGAAATTCGACCGCCGGACGAACGGCCGGATGTAGATCGACTGCTGACCGCGCGCGCGCTCACATTGATCACGTCGCGGCTGAACTCAAAGCCCATCAGCTGAACCTCACAAACAGATTGCGCGGATCACCCAGGCCGGCGGCGATCTTCTCGGCCGCCTTCTCCCTGGCAACGATCGCCTTAAGCTGCGCCTCGCGCTTCATCAACTCCTCAAGCCCGTACTTCTCCAGCTGCCGACCGCCGATCATGTATCGGCGAACGCTGCCCCCGGAGATCAGCGCGCGGATCGCCGATTGCACCGCGTCAAGATCCTGTTCTGCCTGGCTGCGGCCATCGAAGGCGGCGGGCTGGCCGGTGTAACTGAGGCTCGCAAGCACCTTCAGGCTGCCGGATCCAACGGTGATCACCGTGGCGCCGCTGGTGATTCGGCTTTGCCAGCTCCATGTGCCAGCGTCAAAGCCGGCAGACGTGGCGGCGCTGATTGTCATATTCCATCCGCCATCAGCACGAGCCACCCCGATCACAGTGGCGCCTTCGTGCGTGGCATCAAAGCGCAGAAAGGATGTGAACGCCCAAGCCGCCGATGTAGCAGCGCTGCCGGCAAGGTCGAGCGTGGCTGGCTCTACCCAGGTCACGGTGTCCCCGGCTCGAATCGTGGCGGGAATAGTCATGGCTCAGGCTACCCAGCCTGATCACCAGCCAGACACAAACGATGAAGCCACCGGCCTGCTCGGTCTGGCCTGTCGTGCGGGACGCTCGGGTGCGCCGGCCTTGGCGGCGGCCTCCAGCTGATCCCACATGGTGGCGCGGTTGTAGCGCCGGGCCAG